GGCAGGGCTATCACCTTTGTCTTTAGCAGACATCCACTCTTCTTTGGATAAGAAACGCACGGGTTTGAAGGTCAACTTAGGGGTATCGCTATCACTGTCCATACGCATCTCTGTTACCAAAGTGCTGATGCTCTTACCTTGCGCGCCAACATACTTAGCGTATTGTTGGAACGGCATCTTGTCTACATCGCCACGACCAAAGATTGACTTAGCGGGCAACACCAACTGAAACACATCGCCTGCAACGTCGTCGGCTAATAGAACAGCCAAGCGTTGTTGGTAACGGCAAGCGCGGGAATCGCCTTGACCAGAACCTTTGATGTTTTGCTCACAGCCTTCGCAAGAAGAATGTTGTGGGTACTCGATGCTTGCGTCGGGCTTGTCACCGTCGTTAGACCAGCAATCAGGGTGCGAAGTCTCGCCAGCAACATACTTACCAGCATAGAAAGAACGCGACACTTTTGTCGCACCATTAACAATGACGATGTTCATTGAACGGTTTTCATTCTTGGCAATCTCTTCGCCACTGACCATCATGCGGAACACACCACCACGGATGGAGATGCGCTTCATGCCAGTATTACCAGCAAGCGCTTTGGTCATGTCGTCGAGGCCGACTTCCTTTAAGTAGTCAGGTAGATTGTTGCTAAAGAGCGCGAGGTCGTTACTCATTTGGAGTTCCTTTAATAAAATTGAAAAAAACATTTGCGTTATGTACCAATTCTTCAACTGATACGTATTGCTTGTTCTGTTTGTTCAGCTCAAGCGCATGATCTACCGCACGCTCTCGGTAGTACATTTGGTCACGTTCCATGCGGAACATCAATTCTTCGTCCATTACTTCCTCCGGATGGTGATTTCATATTCTCGGTCGACGTTCAATCCCATAGGTTCACTATCAGGATTGTCATCCAAGAATTCTTTCATATTCATTTGATGAATACGTTTTTCTAGCAACTGCATTGCTTCATGCTCGCGCATAAAGGTGTAGAAGCTATCCCAGTCATTAGTCCAATAGCGGTCTTTGACGGTTCGATACGCAATTCCTTGCGGTGATGAAAAGCTAGTAACGCCAGTCTCTTTAGAGATTTCAAGTAACTTCTGCTTTAGGGTAGTCATCTGCTCTTCTAACTCGGCAGTCTCGGCTTTGTATTTTGCGTACTTAGCCTCTTTAGCGTCGCGAATCTTAATATAAGCGCCGACGATTTTGTCAATAGAAACATCTTGTTCCATACTCTTACTCCAATTTGTTTTTTATAGGTGTTGGTGATGTGTTCACATAAAGCAGTGTGGTTCAACTTACTTGGTATTTGCACAATTCAAGTAAATACGGCGCTAACCCGCATTACACACCACCAACAAAAATCATTATACTCTATTTGTTGACTTTGTCAAGAGTTAATTTCATTTTTATACAAATCAATAATCTTGTTATGGAAGTCCAATTTGTTTTGCAACATTGAGTAGAGTTTTGTTTCTACTGGACTACCTTCAAGATGCACGATTGTCATAGGGTTACGCTGTCCGGGTCGATCGATACGCGCGTTTGCTTGCAAGTATGTTTCAATCGACGTGACAGGAGCGTACCACACGATTACGTTCGCCGCAGTTAGGGTAACCCCATGTGCCGCCGCTTGCGGTTGAATCAAAAGTACTCGTGGTTCATCTGACTCTTGAAACCTTTTGAAGATATCGGTACGCCTTGACACGCTTACAGAGCCATTGATTATCTCTGACGTTACCTTGTTCTTTGTTAGGAAATCTTGTACTAGATTCAGTGCATGTGTAAAAGGTATAAATACTAAAACTTTATGACTTGCTTCTTCAATAACCTCTAACAAAATGTTTAATCTACTGGACGCATCAAACTCAATTACATTTTTAGTATCGGTGTATACAGCGCCACAAGATATTTGGAGCAATTTGTTTAGTTGTGCCGCCGCATTTACGGCAGAAACTTCATCGCCAACTGCTTCAATCAGCATTTCTTTCTTGAGGTCTTTGTAGTATTTAGATTGTTGTGGTGTCAGTGGCGCAAATCGTGATGTGTGTGTCACATCAGGCAAATCAATGCAATCTTTTTTCTCAAAACGAATAGCGGGTTGTAGTAAGTTATGCACAATACTTTGGGCTTGTGGTTTTGGAATCCATTTAAACCGTGTAAATTGGTACATAACAACGTCGCGAAATGCTGTGTACAAGTGTGGGGTTCTTGCTGGCACACATAGTTTGGCTAAACCATAAGCATCTAGTGGTGATTGCGCTGCGGGTGTACCCGTCATCATCCATACCCAAGTATCAGGAGTGACGATTCTTCTCAACGTTTTAAACCGTTCAGTTTTTGGGTTCTTGTACGCATTAGCTTCGTCAATGATGACGAGGTCAAACCCACCAGCCTTGAGTTCTTCCTCAACGATTGCCACCCCATCGTAGTTAATGATGACGTACTCGGCGATGCCTTCAACAATAGCCTTGCGTTTTTTGCGATCTCCGTGTGCCACATCTACATGGCGGTGAACAGCAAACCTAAACAAGTCGGCTTGCCATGCGGCTTGCATGATTGATACTGGGCAGATGACCAATACCCGACGGATATATTCCTGCTCAAGCAGGTAGTCTGATGCCCAGATAGCTGATGCAGTCTTACCAGTACCTTGTTCGTTAAAACAAAAAGCGCGTGGGTGCAATGTCAAAAAGGATGATGTTTCCTTCTGATGGTTCATTGGTTTGAAAAGTCCGGGCCAGTTGTAATCGCGCTCAATCGGGGACGGCACATCAGGTAGCCCTAATGTCTTAAGCATCTGTGCTTCCTTCAATCCCCAATGGACAGCCACCGAACCGTCAGAAGTCTCGATGCTTTTAGTAATCGTAGAAAGAATCTTTTGCGGTTCTTCTGTTTCAATCAGTAGGTACTTGTTGTCAATTACTTGCATGTTCATACCTTTATCCGAGCCATAGGTGCATACTGGTCAATGACATTGTGAGTTTCTACTTCACCCAAAGCAACAAGGCGCTGGGCTACAACATTTAGATAGTCATCTTCAAGAGGGGTCTCCATAGAAATCCAACGGGTTCCATATGAAAGCATCCAAGCGGCACGAAGTTGTTCCACGGTTAACTCAAACGCTGGGTGTTTGTCCAAGTCGGTGCTCCTAAGATTTACTTGTCGTGGATAGCTTTGAGGCAGTGTTTTGCTTATGGTGGCGTTGTTGCCGATGTGAGTGATGTATGGGCCAGATCCGATTTGTATCATCGAAGACCCATATAGCAAAGCATTAGTATTTGCCTCTTCTATTGCCTTATTTAACCCCGTGGTCGGATCGGCGAGCATATGATCTATTGTCTGTTGCAGACTTGACGCGCAAGTTTGATCTTGTGGTTTTCCCGCCTTTGCTAAGAGGTTTTTTATGATCGACATCTTTTCCATCTCCCTTGTGAACTAATCCTGCTTCTTCCATGATGCGCCGTGCTTTGTTGCGCTCGGCTCTTTTTTTCTTAACGGCGGGCGTGCCGTCGTATGTTTCGTATTCGTGTTTGTATGGTCTTGGCTTATTGACGTAGGGCATAGGGACTCCTAAAGTTTCTTGCTGTTGTGTTCGCAGTCGGTTACAGGGCACCAACCACGGCAGGTAAAGTTTGGTCGAGGGTTCCAAACATCCGTAATCATCGCACTCTCTAGCTGATTTGTCTCGGGTATCCACTTGCTCCAAGCATCAGTTTGTTGATCTGCATTGAACTCGGCGCGGACCAAGTCTTTGACAACCAAGAACATCAAACCAGCCTTGATTGTTTTGACTTGTGGGAAGTGTTTAAAGGTTAGTAGGGACAGCAGTTCGAGTTGTTTCTTGTCGGCGTACCGACTGGACTTGCTAGTCTTGTAATCAATGATGCGTGCTTTCTCACCATCAATAACCAGTAAGTCAGCAATCCCACGAAACCAAACATCTTTATCTCTGAACCCGCAGGGCTTCATGTCCTTGGTCAAGCCCATCTCATGCTCACATAACTTCTCACCTGACAAGGCTTTCAGTGGGTCAAGGAACGGCTGGATGTAAGCGTACTTTTCTGGTATCGGAGTACCATCACGCACGTATTCTTCTGCTGCCTTATGAACCGCACTGCCGTAGAGCAAGTGTTCCTGTGGTGGCTCGACGATATCCTTGACGATACGCATCCTGTGGTACTTGCGGGGGCACTGCTGAAACAGCGAGATGCTTGAATATGACCATGTGTAGTTCATTTGAGTGCGCTCGAAATTTTGTCTAACTTACCTTCTTTTTCCAACTCAGCAAGAGTCGACATTGCAGTTGCCGCACGCTCAAGTAAGTTGACGTAGCGTTCTAGGTTTGCAAAGTTTGCGGTCTTCTCAACCTTGGTTAGCCCCGCCGCCAAATCATCTGCCGCCTTGCGCACATTACCTGAGACTTTTTTGATATTGGTTTGTAGTTCTTCTGTGGTGTTCATCAAAGCGCTTATGTTGCGCTTGAACATTTTGTCCGCAGTCTCTGTAATCTCTGTTGCTTTTTCGTAGTCTGTTGAAATCATTTTTGCCTTCCTTGTTAAATATGTTCCATCTTCATTTGATAGCTCCGTTGCTATCGCAGTATTGATTCTCCCTACTGACCAACCGGGGCCGTACCTATCTATCACATCTGGTTTACTTCCAAGAAAGTTTTGGCTAACTCCTATCTGCATTACAGCCCCCATTTCTCAATAGACATTTTCTTACTGCAGTCGCCGTAGTTTTTACCTGCGCCAATCTCACACGCTAGTGGTAGTGTCTCGGCCCATTTAGGTTTCCAACGCATGCACTCATCCACATATCTAATAGCCTCATCGCGCTCTGCTTCGGGTACTACACATGCCACGGCATCATGCACGGTTAAAACTGGCTTATATCTTTTAGATATCTTTAGCATTTGCTCAGCAATAACACAGCGTGCAAGGGCTTGACATAAGTTCTCCACCACCTTGCCGCCGTAGATTCGCACTGTGCCTTTGCGGGTATCGTAGACGTACTGTGCTCGGCCCCGATCATCAACTTCGGTAGCACGCAGATTCATATACTTGAGAGGTAAACCGCTAGGTAAATCATACCCAATTCCGGGAAGAACGCTTAC